GTTGAGAACGGGTAACGTTGCTTACACGTTACTTACAAACGTGTTTTGGAGGAAATAAGAAAATCCCTGTAACCGTTGTGGTTACAGGGATTTTTGTGGTGCGCGGTACAGGACTCGAACCTGTGACCCCATGCACGTCAAGCATGTGCTCTACCAGCTGAGCTAACCGCGCAGACAACAATGGTATATTACCGCAAAGTACCGCGATTGTCAACACTTTTCTTGCCATGCCGCCGAAAATTTGTTATACTGGCGGCAAGACTACGCAAGGAGATGGTGCTACATGGAAAAGATCGCACTGGTGACGGGCTCCTCCCGCGGCATCGGACGCGCCGCGGTGCGGAAGCTGGCAGCGGCGGGCTACGCCGTCTGCATCAACTATCGGGAACGGCAGGACTGTGCTGACGCGCTGGTGGAGGAGCTGACGGCGGCGGGACAGCGGGCCATGGCCGTGCAGGCCGACGTGTCCGTCCGGCAGCAGGTCAACGACATGGTGCGGCGGGTGGAGGACGCCTTCGGTCCCGTGTCGCTGCTGGTGAACAACGCCGGTGTGGCGGGACAGGCGCTGTTTCAGGACATCAGCGACGAGCTGTGGCACCGATACTTCTCCGTCAACGTGGACGGCGCGTTCCACACCATCCAGGCCGTGCTGCCCCGGATGCTGCATGAGCACGAGGGCTGCATCGTCAATATCTCCTCCATCTGGGGGCTGCGCGGCGCCAGCTGCGAGGTGACGTATGCCGCCACCAAGGCGGCGCTGATCGGGTTGACCCGTTCACTGGCGGCGGAGCTGGCACCCTCCGGCATCCGCGTCAACTGCGTGGCACCCGGTGTTATCCGCACCGATATGCTGAACGCCCTGCCGCCCGCGGTGCTGCCGCAGCTGGCGGAGGAGACGCCGCTGGGACGGCTGGGTACGCCGGAGGACATCGCCGAGGCGGTGGCATTCCTGGCGGACCAACGGGCGTCCTTCATCACGGGACAGGTGCTTACCGTCGACGGCGGCTTCATTTTGTAATTCACAACAATGCAAAGGCGTACGGCTTGGCCGTGCGCCTTTTTCTTTACATATGCTGCTGGGGCAGGGGCTGGCCGTGGATCATGACGCGGCCGAAGCAGGTGAGACTGCGGCCGCTGTCGCGGTGGAACGTTACGTCCATATCGGCCCGGGCGCGGTTCAGAGAGAACAGATAGACCATGCCGAAGCCATCGCGGTAATACTGCTTGCACAGCATGTCGCCGTCCACGCAGAAGATGCCTACGTCGCCGTTCTGCAGGGGATCGTGATTCACGTAGACCACGTCGCCGTCGGCGATCTGGGGCATCATGGAGTCACCCTGGATGCGGACGGCGAGTTCTGCGCCGGGGGGCACGTCACCTTCCACGGGGACGAGGGTATAGTCCTCACCGAATACAGGGGCGGCAAAGCCTGCCGCCGCCGGAGACTGGTACAGCGGGATGGTGCGCCGCTCCTGACGGGGACGGAGCCGCTGCTCCTCTGCCACCATGATGTCCAGTGCGTCCACCAGCGTGTGGACCGTCTGACGACCGGACAGCGGCAGGCGGCGGTATTTCTCCAGCAGCTTCCGCTCCTCATCGGACTGGATGCCGCCAATGTGGCGGAAGCTGCCGCGGTACAGGTAGTTGGGGTCCACCTCCAGCGCGTCGAACAGCCGCAGCAGCACCTCCTCCTTAGGGGCGCTGACGCCGGTCTCGTAGTTGCCCACCGCTGAGGGGGAAACGCCCAGGCGGGCGGCCAGCTCCGTGCGGCTCAGGCCCAGCTCCTTCCGCCGCTTCTGCAGCTGCTCACAAAAACTCATGGGAAACGCCTCCTCGCCAGATTTCGACAAATTCTGTCCCTATCCTAACCCAGATCCTTGGTTTTGTCAATCTATTTTAACAAGAAACTTGAGAAAATAGACTTGATATTACAAGATTCTTGTGATACGCTGTACAAGTCAACAAGAAAACTGGTTTTCGAAATAGAGGAGAACCGCTGCGCCGTGACGGGCGCAGCGGTATTGGGGGGGAAAATAAAAATACCGACCGCGCAGATGCGCAATCGGTATTTTTGACGGGGATGGTGGATTTACCCCTGCGGGGCATAAACTTCGACTCCACCTATCCCCACCAAAAAAATATCCCCGCCGGTCAGACGACCGTCGGGAATATTTGGTGGGGGATGGTGGATTCGAACCACCGAAGGCGTTGCCAGCAGATTTACAGTCTGTCCCCTTTGGCCACTCGGGAAATCCCCCATATTCACTTGGAGCTGGTGGACGGATTCGAACCCCCGACCTGCTGATTACAAATCAGCTGCTCTACCAGCTGAGCTACACCAGCATCTCCATCAGCGCAGTTTATTCTAACAGAACTTTCGGGGTTTGTCAACACATTTTTTACGCAAGAAATGAAGGGGCAGGTTTTAATATGTATTTGCAGGGTGCAGAACTCCGAGAGGAAGCTCTGTGCCCTGCAAATTTTATACATCGAAAAGGAGTACAACGATGAAAGTAATTGGTTTCCGAAAGAGTTCCTTCAAGGGTGACGATGGTTCCCAGGTCTCCGGTGTCAATCTGTATCTGACGGAGAAGTGCGAAAAAGGCGAGGGTCAGAGCTGCGAGCGTGTTTACATCACTGATCAGAGACTGACCGCCTGCGGCTACGTCCCCAAGCTGGGTGACGAGGTCGCGCTGGAGTATAACCGCTGGGGCAAGTGCTCCGGTGTCCGTCTGATCAAAATCTAACCTCAACTCTTGCTGTGAACGTCGGGATGATGTGCACCGTCAGAGCTGCCCTCAACAAGTCGGAGTGAAAGCTCCGACGAGGGCACTTGACACCATAACGAATTCCGGGAAGTGCTTGCTATATGTCGATTTCCGCCTCCCCCGTTCACAGCATTCACGAGTACGCAAACGGCATCTATAAGGTGGTCACATTTAAGGGCAGTCGTGACCCTGACAATGCCTACCTTCGGATACCGGACGCCACACAGCACTACGACAACAAGCTGGATAATAGTTTTAGCCGCGCTCGTAACATGGTGCTGCAATATGCGCTCTGCAACTCGTGGGACTACTTCTTCACCGGCACGATAGACCGTGCCAAATTCGACCGCTTCAACCTGGACATTTACCAAAGCCGCCTTTCTCAGTTCGTGCGTGACAAGCGCAAGAAGTACCAGTCGCAGATACAATATCTGCTCGTACCGGAACAGCACAAGGATGGCGCTTGGCATATCCACGGTCTGATCTCGGGGCTGCCGGAGGATGCGATCTCCCCCTTCGCTCCTTCAGCGCCCCAGCGGCTCGTAGACGGCGGTTTCTTGAACTGGCCGGACTACATGACCACCTTTGGCTTTTGTTCCTTAGCGCCCATTAGAGACGCCATAGCTACGGCCTACTACATAACGAAGTACATCAGTAAGGATTTATCGCAGCGGCAGTCTGACCTTGGGAAGCACCTGTATTTCCATTCTCGGCCGCTCAAAAAAGCAGTCAAGGCCAGTGACGTGTATCTCTACAATCGTCCGCTGGATGAGCTTTGTATCAACGACTACGACTTCTGCAAGACCGGCATGGTCTACGGTGAAGATTGGATGTGGCCTTATGACTGGGCCGGTGCAGAACCGGCCGATGAAATGCCCCTGTATCCCGTAGCTCCTGATCCCAGCTTTCAGCCGCTGACGATAGAACCGGATTTTCAACAACTCAAAATGGAGGGTTACTTATGAATGAAGAATTGTTTTACTGCGCTTGCTGGCGTGAGTTGCAGCACTTTTTGTCCGATCTCGTAATCCGTGATACGGTAGAGGAATATCCGAATGCGCGTGATTTCCTTGCCCTTATGGCTTCCGTTGAACGCAAAATGGAGGGTTACTTATGATCCAGTTTCTGATCACTGCGCTTTTCGTAGCGGTGTTCGCGTTTATCCTGTTCCTGCTGATTGCCGCCATGGTTTGGGTCGGCAACAAGGTCCTGCGCTCCCTGTTCCCCGATAAGTTCAAGGGGAGGAGTGGTAAGGCATGATCGCTCGCCTCAAGTTTTGGCTGCGCTATTGGCGGGTTCGGTCTGCTGATATGGATTGCCGAAGCTGCTGCCTGTTCTGTCGGTACTTCGATATCTGTTCCGAAACTTGCTATGCAGAGTGGGCGCAGCTCCCTTGGAAAATGTAAATCCCCCGCCTTTCGACGAGGGATCAGAGATTACATATTCTTGGCCTTGTCCAGTTCTTTCTGGAACGCCTGTACAGCAGCTTTGATTTTCTTCAGCTGCTTCTCCTCGTCGCGGCTGATTTTGCCGTCGTCTTTCATGGCGGCCATTTCGCAGGAGCGTTCAAATGTTGATACCATGGCCTGCATGTTCAATATCTGGGCGTGTATGTAGGTATTCATAATTTCTCTCCTTTGTTCATTTTTTTCATCATTTTATTCTGTTTTTGGGAGGTTGTCAATCAATGAAGCGTATGTTTGTGTTTTTGATTGCATGCTTCCTGTGCTTTTCTACCGTTACGATTTCCTATGCTGCTGTTCCTGCTTTTGACAATACTCAGTGGCTTGAACTGCCATCTGGTTTTGGCGGTGGCTCACATAATTATCCACAAAGCACCGTTGTTACTTATTCTGACCTAAAGGCAATCCGTTTACAAGTAAATTCATGGCTTTCGGAAGGACAGTATAAGGGTTTTCGCGGTACGGCTTCAATCTCATATAACGGTTCTACTTATTTTATCCAGCTTGTGCAAGGCGGCATCGCTTATCGACTGTGTAACAGTAGCGGTGGCCTATACCGCACCGAAAGCGAATTTGATAAGCCTACTACGTCTACTGGCAGCAGTACGTATGATTTCAATCAAACGATTATTAATAATCATGCGCCCAGTTCTGGCGGCACGATTACAACTCCGTCTGTATCTTCTTCTTGGTCTGATCGTAATTTGCAGGAAAAGATATATCAGAGCCTTGAGTATATTTATCAGTGTGTGGATCTCGCTAATGGTTATCTTTCCAATAACGGTTGGATTGCAATTGATATTCGCAATACGATTCAGAAGAATGTGGTTCCCGCCATTGAGGCGGTCAACAAAAACCTTATTAGCTTCAAAGATAGCACTGTTACGAACCTTAATGCTCTGTATACCATTACGGAGTACAGCTATATTGCGTCCCTCTCCCAGCTGGATGTACTGAATCGTTTGTATTCCGGCGTCACCTCCATCGATTCCCGCCTTGACAGCGTCATCAGCAACGGCGCAGTGCAGGTCAATACCGGTTCTATCGACGCTCGTTTGGACAAGCTGATTTCCATGTATAGCAAGGTAAACTCCGTTGTGCTGGATACCGCTGCCGTCAATGGCGGTCAGATCAAGTCTGCTGTTGGCGGCGAGCTGATGGACGTAATGTTCTGGGGCAACGCGAAACGTCAGAATCCGTATCTGCTTACTTCTCCCATCAATTACTCCCTGTCCGGTGCTTCCGTTTCCCTCGGCGCTCCGGAACTGCGTTCTATCCCGCTTGGCTCGTCTATCCCCGCGTATATCTCCGGCGACCCTGTGCTTGCTGCCGGTGTGTGGAAGTCTGGCAGTACCTACTATCTGTCGGACACCTACAATGCCGTTACCGGCGAGTATGTGCAGCGTATCAAGTCTATCGTCTTTGATGGTTCGGAAAATTGGGTTCGCTCCATCCGTGCGAATGATGCTTCGTTGTTCTCTGTCTCTTGTATCCCTGATAATACCTTGTCTATGCCCATGTGGTCAAGTCGGTATAGCTTTAAGACGTACACCAGCGCTTTTGATTTGGCTGATGATAGTACGAAAACGGTAACTTCCGGCTATTTCTCGCACTACGGCAAGTATATTCGTTTTCAGGATAGCTCCACCAGCCTTGACGGTTGGAAAAAATGGTTGTCCATTAAGTACAAAGCCGGTGAGCCGCTGGAAGTCTGGTATGCCTTAGCAGGTGAAAGCGTCACCACGTATCTTGATTTGCGGCCCACCATCGCTATTCCCGAAGGTGACAGTTCCATCTCGGCGGAGATGCTGCGTATCACTGCCAAATATGAGACCTACGACAGCTACACCCAGACGGCGGATATTATCGCTGCTATCAATAATCTGCAAGTCGGTGTTTTGCCCGATTTGGATCCTATCGTTTCCCGTCTGGATACGCTCATCAATAAGTCGCAGGCTACAGTTGTCAACGTGGTTACGAATAACACATATCTCACCAACGTCTACCACCTGGACGATGAGAATGATGTAGCGGATCGCTCCAAAGAAGGAATCGAAAAAGTCAGCGGTATGTTCAAGTGGCTTTGGAAGAACGCTTTCAAGGACGCTTTCGGTGCTGCCGATGTCACAAAGCTGGATGGCCTGTTGTAGGAGGTGCCGTTATGGAATCTTATCTCTATACGTTCCTGCACTTTATTCGTTCGGTCTTTACTGCTATGCCTTCCGGTTTGCAGGGCTGCATACTCTATTCTGTTTCAGCGGTGCTGATCGTGTCGCTGATCCTTTTGATAGCGAGGTGGGATTGATGCTGGAGAAGGTCGCTATTGGTGTCAGCTGGCTGCCGGAAGGTCTTGCCACTGCTATCTATGCGCTGGCCGCTCTGCTGCTGGTGTTCCTGTTTATCAAGATCGTGTTGCTCATCATCAAATGCATTTCTGATCTTGTTCTATTCTGGAAAAAGTAGGTGATAACATGGATGCTATGGCAAGTTTATCCTTGGCGATCAAGTCCCTGCTGGGATGGGCCTGGGATATATTCTCCATTAATATTCCCATCCTGAATATTCCGTTCTGGGTCATCGCTATGGCCGCTGTCGCTGTTGACCTGGCATTTTATATCATCGGTCGACTCATCGGCTCGTCTGTGGCGTCTCCTCCGTCTCTCCCCAAAGGAAAGGAAGGTAAAGAAAAATGAGAATGCACATTGGCTTTTCGTTTAAGCCTAAGACTTTGTTGATCGTGTTGGCTGTGATCCTGGGCGTTGTCGGTGCCTGCGTGGATGCTTACGCTGCTGAACCGGATAACGATATACCGGACTGGGCTTTAGTCCCCGCGCTCGATCCTGATGAAGATACAGATCGTGGTTATACCACGGTCTACGATATGGATGGCTCTGTGCTTTATACGGATGATCCTGCCCTCGAAGCGGATGATACTGCTGCACCAGAGACGCCAGCCAATACTGTTGTTATCAATGCTGCGCCTGCTGCTGAACCTGCCACACCGGATACGTATACCTATCAGCGTGGGGATCATACCGGTCTGGCTGCATCTGTGCAAAGCATTTTCGGCGATTATCAGCCGCTCATGGCAACAGACAGCGCCGGTAATGTCTCTGCCGTCTCCGGCCTTGCCGGTGTAGACTTTTGCTGGATCGGCGGCTGCTTGGCGTTCCTGATTCTGTTTTATTCGTTCTTCAGACTGTTAGGAGGTGTGTTCCTTGGGAGGTCTAAGTGATGTTTCTTCCATGCTGGTCACCATGCTGTCTGCTTTGTCTGATTTCCTTTCTGAGGGTGTCGGCTGGTACTGCTTCTGCATGGTCCTATGTGTTCTTGTGATCTCTCTGTTTTTCAGAGTTTTCCGTATCAAACGATAGAAGGGAGGTTTTTGCATGGCTGCTTTGGTCGCTACCATCGCCACTTTCTTCAGTGGCGTCATGGGCATGGTGTCCACTCTGACCACTACCATTGTTGGTGATGATCTGCTGGTTCTGGGCGTTGTTGCCGTCCCCTTGGTGGGTATCTCTGTGGGTCTGCTGTCCCGCCTGTTCCGTCAGCGCGTGTAACGCCTGACCATCTACATCGAAAGGAGTTTTTGCTATGTCTGCTCTCATCACGAAGATCACCACGTTTTTCTCTGCCGTCATGACCATGATCACCGGCGGCTCGATCGGCTCAGGTGAAAGTGCTGTGACCGTCACCGGCCTGACCGATACTATTGTCGGCTCTGATCTGCTGGTCCTCGGCGTTATCGCCGTCCCGCTGGTGGGTATTTCTGTGGGCCTGCTGTCCCGTCTGTTCCGTCAGCGCGTGTAACAAAAAAGCGCGGGGGAGTGCGAATGCACCCCCGCGCTTTTCCCCTATGCTTCGGAGGGTTTTATGAATGTTTCTTACTTCGTCAAGTGGTGCTATCACCAGTATTTCTGGCGTTTCGTCTATCGTCCTGTCAAGCCTTATGATACCGGCATTTATCTTTATTTTGGCCTGCCTCGTTCTGGTAAATCTACCTACGCTGCAAAGCTGGCAAAAAAGGCTCTTACTGCTGGCCGTGCTGTGTACAGCAATTTTCCTATTCGTGGTACTTTTCAGATTACCAAAGACGATATAGGTAAATACCTCATGGAGGACTGTCTTATCATCATTGATGAAGCTGGTGTAGACTTTGATAACCGTAAAATGAAAATGACTGATGAACAGGTCTATTTCTTCAAGAACCACGGTCACTATCAGGCGGATATTGCTTTCTTCTCCCAGTCTACCGATGTTGACATCAAGATTCGGAAATTGGCCGTCTGTCATTATGAGATAAAACGCTTTCCCCTTATCCGTGATCTCTCCTATATCAAGACCATTGGCCGGAAGATAGGCATTGACGAGCTCACCCATCAGGAAACGGAGATGTTCTACTACGTCCACTTTCTCGCCGGTGGTATCAAGCTCTTTTGGCGGCGTCCATACTACAAGCTCTTCGATACCCGTTACCGGCATGAGCTTCCCGAAAAGACATTCCCGAAATGCTGACCTATGCCGCTGCTTCATTCGGCGTCTGCCATTGCAAGATTTTTCGAGGATAGTTGTTCATCCAGTCCTGGACCGCAGCTATCCTCTTTTTGCTGATCTTGGAGAAGTCTGTGCCTTTTGGGAAGAAACGGCGGATCATCCGGTTGTGGTTCTCCACGCTTCCTTTCTCCCAGGCGCTGTAACTGTGGCAGTACCATACCTGGAAACGGCTGCCGCCGTGTATGCTCCGGCATAGCTTTTCGTACTCCATGAACTCGCTGCCGTTGTCGGTGGTCAGTGTTTTGAAGCGCTGGTCAAAGTCCTTGTGCTGCCGTTCCAACTGATCGAATACTCCGCGGATGGTGGAGGCCTTCCTGTCCGGCAGCTTGAAGATGAGTTCCTGCCGGCTGTATCGCTCCGTCAGCGTCAGCAGGACAGGGCTGGTCTCGGCTTTGCCGATGATCAGATCCATCTCCCAGTGTCCGCGCTCAGACCGCTGGCCGATGTATGCAGGCCGGTTCTCAATACTTGGTAGCTTCGGATGCGCGATACGCTTTTCGGTATCATCCTTCTTCTGCTTCTTCCTGCGCTTGTCCCATAGGTGCTTGTTGGTCAGGGTCAGAAAGACCCGCTTGTTTATGTAGCTATACAGAGTGCTGACACAGATGTGGGTTTGAAAGTTGTACCGTTTTGCCGCCGCCAGAGCCGCCGCAGGTGAGTACCTGTCCACGATGATCTTATGCTCGATGTAGGTCGCATAGGTGTGGTCGCAGCCGATCTTCAACGGCCTACCCTTGGCCGTCTGGTTGTAGTTGTGTGTCTGCTGTCCTTTCTGTGCCGAGTACCGTTTCTCGTCCCAGAAGTCGCAGGTATGCATATAGCTCCCCCTCCGAAGCTCATAGTAGATCGTCCTCTCGCAGAAGCCCAGCTGACGGGCTATCTCTCGCACAGGTATCTTGTTCCGCCGCATGGCTTCCAGCTGGTGGCGCTCCTGCTCCGTCATATAGTGCTGCTTTCTCATCTCCCGTACCTCCTCAATAAGCGTTGTTGGAGTATCGTCATTGTACCACGTTTCCCATAGTCGGTGGTGGTGTGAGCACGGCGCGAGTTCGCGCCGTGTTGGTTGCCGATCCCGCGCCGACAAAAGCCCTGTCAAGGAGACCGTGGAATAAATCCAGTGCGCACACTGGTTTTATGCCGCGAAAGCTCCTTTACAGGACTTTTTCGGTGTGATATGAACCCCTCTGTCCTCCTACCTCGCTTTGATATTTTTTGTCAATACTGCAAATTTATCTTGACATCTGCCCGCAAGAAATGAAGGAGAGTGATCGCGCGTGAAACTTGCCGAACTGTCACCGCTGTATGAGGACAGCGCCCAGCGCATCCAGAGGCGCATGGAGCAGCTGCGGCTGGACCTCCGGACCGCCGACGATCCGGACAGCGCCCGCCAACTGCGCCGCCGTTTGACAGAGCTGCAGCCCATGCTGCGCCAGTGCCGCCAGCTGGCACGGCTGACGGCCCATTACTACGACAGGAGTGACCGGAGTTATGATCCATTCCGCCTTTGATCCCATGGACATCGCCGGCCTGCACCAGTGGATGCAGCAGCAGGCCGGCGACAACAGCCAGCGGCGGCAGCGGCTGCTGCACAACCTGTCCCGTGCTATGACGGAGGAATTAACACCCCGCCAGCAGGAGATGCTGCATCTGTACTACTACGAAAAGCTGAATATGGCCCAGATCGCGGGGCGTCTGGGGGTCAACAAGTCCACCGTGTCCCGCACCTTGTGCCGTGCACGGCACAGATTGCATCACATCTTGCAATATAGCCTGTAATTTTCAAAAATATCCCTTGACTTTGCAGGATCTCGTGCATATAATGCCTTTTGTTACCGGAGAGGAGGGAACAAAGTGTCCGTCTATAATAAGATCCTGCATGAGCGCGGGCTGCGCCTGCTGGGCGGCATCGTGGGCGCCGCCATCATGGCGTCGGCCATCAACCTGTTCATCGTGCCTCAGGGCTTCTACGCAGGCGGCGCCTACGGTCTGTGCCAGGTGATCCGTACCCTGCTGGTGACGCGGGCGGGGGTGAATGTGCCCTTCGATCTGGCGGGCCTGCTGTACCTGCTGGCGAATCTGCCCATGTTCTATCTGGCCTATCGGGGACTGGGGCGAACGTTTTTCGTCAAGGCCACCATCGTCACCGTGTGCAACTCCATCTTTTCGGCGCTGATACCCTCCCCCGCCGTGCCCATCATCGCAGACCCGCTGACCAGCTGCCTTATCGGCGGCCTGGGCGTGGGCTTCGCCGCGGGGCTGGTGCTGAGCTGCGGCTGTTCCACCGGTGGTCTGGACATTCTGGGTTTGTACCTCAGCAAGAAGAATCCCAAGTTCACCGTGGGCCGGTTCTGCATCTGCTTCAACGTATGTCTGTACACGCTGTGCCTGTTCCTGTTCAACGCCACCACGGCCATCTACTCCGCTATCTACAATATCCTGAGCAACCTGTTTCTGGATAAACTGCACCAGCAGAACGTCAATGTGGAGATGCTGATCTTCACCAAGAAGAATAATCCGGAGCTGGTCCGCTTCATCATCGAAAAGCTGGACCGCGGCGTGACGTACTGGACGGCCCACGGCGCCTATACCGGCGACGAGGTACAGGTGCTGTGCGTGTGCCTGAGCAAGTACGAGATCGGCACGCTGCAGCAGGTGATGCAGGAGATGGATCCCAAGGCGTTCTTCATCGTGCAGGAGGGCGTCCACACCGGCGGCAACTACCGGCGGCATCTGAACTGACGCAGCATACGAAAAGGCTTCCATCTGGCAGATGGGAGCTTTTTTTTGCATGGAGGAAAGCGCCGAAGCGCCGCCTGCGGCGGAAGAAGCGAGGCGGTTTCGGGGAAGTGTCCTGACTGCCGGCCGCGGCAGCGGCTGGGAGCCGGCTGACACGACGGTGAGCGCCGGGGAGAAAGCGAAAAAGATCACCACTCGAATAGGTGGTGATTTTTGTGATTGTCCACAGGTTTTGTTGTCTGCACTCCCGCCCACCGCAAGGAAGGGGGAGTGTGAGGGGGGAACCTTTGACGGGTTCCCCCACTCGCGTTCAATCACCCGCCCGCAGGCGACCACTTTTGCGCAGCAAAAGTGCTGCTCCAAAAAGAAAACACCATCCTGACGGATGGTGTTTCTTTTTGGAGCGGGCGACGAGGAAAGCGCTGAAGCGCCGCCTGCTGCGGATGAAGCGAGGCGATTTCGGGGAAGCATCCCGACTGCCAGCCGCGGCAGAGGCTGGGAGTTGGTTGACACGACGGTGAGCGCCGGGGAGAAAGCGAAAAAAATCACCACCCAAATGGGTGGTGATTTATGGAGCGGGCGACGAGGCTCGAACTCGCTTCCCGGCATCCCACGAATGGCTGTCGCCATTCGCAGGAGCCCTGCCTCACCTCTTGATTTGACGCGCTTCGCGCAGGTCGAGGCAGCGAGTTCTCCGGTGCTGCGGCACATTCCAAAAAGAATACCCCATCCTGTCGGATGGGGTATTCTTTTTGTGATTGCCCACAGGTTTTGTTGTCTGTTAATTACCTCTTCGAAAAAACAAGGCGCATTCAACTACTTTGCACATCATTTTTAACGACCATTGTCACAAGGCGATCAGCCCTTTTCTTTGCTGCAGTTCTTGATACAAATAACATTGTAACAAGATACATAAGAGGAATTGCCAGCATTTTAATTGGATTCCATACACTCATAGAGACAATCACCAAAACAACAAGCACTATACCGGTCATAATAAGCAGTGAAACTGTTGACATACATATATCTCTCGTCATAAGTTGCAAGCGTTCTGCCTCAATTACATTTCCCCATCCAGAGTCTCTACTTTTCTTAAGCAATCTGTTCCATTCCGCGGTCTGCTGGTTTGCCGTAGCTTTGGACATATGCGTGTACATTCTCTGAGCTTTTACAAGATCAAAGCCAGTTGCATCAATTTTTCCTGAAGCAATGTCTGAGAAAACGGTATCGCTTGGCATCTTGCGATACACGATTTTTGTTTTGGCTTTATCTGACCACAATTCATTAAGGACAAATACTAGTACACAAATTGATCCAACAAGCACATCAATTGCTGCCATACTAAAAAGTGACGGCAGTAAATCCGTGTTTTTAACACTTTCCTCTGTGTAAAATCCCACAGATGAAATAGTTATTAGCAAGTATGCTAAGATATACTGCTTTAGCTCTTTGTCTCTATAGTTCTTAATATACTCAGTGTTCATTCTGGTACCACCTTATCGTAGACCACGCGAATTGCGTTTACTAAACCTAACCGTCTTTGTTGGAAAAGTTCTCTTTCCGATGTTGTCGTTTGAAATCCAAATGCCCCCGCATTCTCCATATAATTAATAAGATATCCAGAATCTGATATTTCTTGTTTAGCAAAAAACATTTCCGAATGGGGATTCTTTGATGCCATAATGCGATAGCATTCGTCTTTTGCGCCTTTTCGGATTTCGCATGAATTGATAACTACCAACGCTCTCTTCGAAGACAGTACTTGTTGTAAAATTGGCTGAACTTCAATATTCATGTGTGCAGTAACCATAAGCCCATACTCGCCCTTTTGGGAAACGCATTGATAAAACCCAAAGGGGGTATAAGGCCAGCGGGCACTTCTGCAGTAATACTCAGACCACGGAGACACTTTCGCCTGTGCGATTTCTTGAATGACCTGATGTCGACTATTCAATTCTCCTTCCGAAGACACCAACCCCTTAGACACTACCCAAATCAC